TCGCTAGCGCGCCCGGGACGGTTGTAACTCGTAACACAACATCGCGGCGATTGCCTTCGTTTTCTCGCAGGAGGTGAATCCATGAGCCCTGAGAGGATCGCCATGAAGCGTCCAGGTCCAACGGTCTCTGTTGAGGCGCTGGCGTTACTGCTTGACTTGGAGGATCGACGATTCACCGTGCGGTCGCAGAATCGTCAGCTGCTCGTCGCGCCGACCAGGCGGCTGAGCGAGGCCACCAAGCAGGCCATCGGCGTCCACAAAGACGACTTGTGCAAGCTCGTCGAATACGTGGACACGGTATGAGATTCACGCTCTTGCCGCGCGTAGACGGGCGCGTTGAGCTCGTGTGCAGCCACGGTGTCGGGCACGTCAGTCAGACGTTGACGGAAGCCGGCGGTGTGAAGTGGGAATCATGGATGGGCGTGCATGGGTGCGATGGGTGTTGTGGGCAGGCAGAGTTTCGCGCCACAGAACTCAAGTATGCCCAAGCAAATAAGCTCGGGCGACGGGTCGCGCAAGCCATACAGGGAGATAGCGAGAGAGGTGATGGGGAAAAATCAGGCGGCGGTTGAACTCGGGAGAGAAGGCGGACGCAAGGGTGGGCTAGCACGAGCGCGGTCGATGACGGCCGCTGAGCGGAGCGCGTCGGCGCTGAAGGCAGTTCTGGCGCGCATTGCGAAATACGGCCAGAAGCGACACAAGACGGCCAAGGGCGACAAGGGGTGATGACTGAACCCGCTATCGGCCAAGCGATTGTCTATCAACGCCATCGGTATGACGGGTCGTGGACCGAGCCCAAAACGGCGACAGCGGTGCGTCGGTGGTGGTCGCTTGATGCGCCAGCGGTGAGACTCGACAACGGTGAAACCGTACTCTTGGAATTCGACAACTGGAAGGTCGCTCTCCCACAGGCCTTCGATGTCTCGTAGCCCCGCCACCCGCTTGTGTTAGCGCGATAACCATGTCACCATAGTCATCGACAACTGATTGCTCGCCCGCGCAGAGGGCACAGAATAGCGCGGTCTCTAGAACTTCACGGTTCTGGGGGCCGCGCTTTTTGTATTTAGGGCGAGAAGGGTGACTATGGGACGCAAGCTACTCACGACAGACGCAGCGCTCGAGTCGTGGCGCGCGACAGTGAAAGACGGCTCTCCCACCACAGACGACGTCGTCGTCTTCAAGCAGTTCAACATCGACTCTCCGGTTGCCGAAGAAGGGTCGCGGCGCATCCAGTTTGTCGCGAGCACCGACGCGGTGGATCGCACGAACGACGTCATCAACCAAGGCGGGTGGCGGCTCGACAACTTCATGCGCAACCCCGTGAGCCTGTTTGCGCACGATCACAACCAGCTGCCGGTTGGCCGAGTTGTGACGCTCTCGCCAGAGGCGAATCGGCTCATGGCGACTATTGAGTTTGCGACGGCCGAGGACGGGAATCCGTTCGCCGAGCAAGTGTATCGGATGGTCAAGAGCGGGTTCCTGCGCGCCGTGTCGGTCGGGTTTCGGCCGCTGAAAGTGGTCTTCAACGAGGAACGCGGCGGTATTGACTACGAGGAGCAAGAGCTGCTCGAGCTGTCCGTGGTGCCTGTGCCGGCGCACCAGGATGCGTTGGTGGCCGCGAGTCGCACTGGCGATCTCGAGGTCCTACGCACATGGGCGACTGAGGTCTTAGCCCGTCTTGAGGCAGACGTCTCCGCAGAGGTAGACGAGTCAGACACTGACTCGCCCGCGCCGTTGACGATTGACGCGGTGCGGTCTTTAGCGCGCGTCCCCATCGAGGGCGATGACGCAGACGCCACGCTCTATCAGCACACGGGTCGCGCGCTTCCTTGGGACGACGGGGAGCCGATTGACGTCAGAGTCGCCTGGAAGGCCTACGCGCGCTCGCTGACGCGCAAAGCGAAGCAGGGCGAGGTGACAGACACAGAGCTCGCCGATCTGCTGTGGGATCACGGCTTCGAAGAGCTCGCTGACGTCTTGCGAGACACCGACCAGATCGCCACGCTGACCAGAGCCGTGGACCACCTCCAGGAGTGCATGTCTCAGCACGTCGCGCGCATCTCAGAGCTGGAGACGGACGTCAAGGCTGGGCGCGTCTTGAGCAAGGCCAACGAAAGCAAGCTCCAGCAGTCGGCCACGCTGATCGGCGAGGTGTTGTCGGCGGTGCGGCAAGAGGTGGACGACGCCGAAGAGCACGCCGGACCCGAGAACACTGACGACAAGGCGGCTCCATCGTGGGACGACGCATTCGAGATTGAGATTGAGGGCTTCGACCCAGACGAGGTCGAGATAGACGAGGCGATGCTCGCAGCGGAGCTGCACTCCGCATCACGCGACGCCTTGGCTGGTGTCGTGAGAGAGGCTGTGGCAGCGGCGGTGCGATCCGCCACGGGCCGCATCGACTAACACAAGGGGAGCAAGAGAGACATGGCGACCATCAACAAAGAGCAGCTTGCGGATCTGATCCAGAGTCAGGTGAACCAGCTGAAGGATGTCCTGGGCACTGAGCTCCAGGGCATGATCCGAGACAACGTCGAGCGCATGGCCACGTCGCCCGACAGCCCGTGGCACTCGCTCCCCGAGGGGGGCGTCCAGAAGAAGGCGGAACAGCCGGCACGAGAGAAGGGCATTGCGCTGGCCACCTGTCTGCGTGCGACAGCGGCCGCGAAGCTGAGTGGCACGGGTCCTGACGGCGCGATCAAAACCCTGGAGCGCTGGGGATACGACGATCTGGCCGAGGTGTGGCAAGAGGCGCGGCAGAAGGCGCTCACGGCCTCGAGCGCTGTTGATGGTGGGTTCCTGGTTCCAGAGTCCTTCAGTGCGGAGCTCATCGAATTGCTCTACTCGCGCACCGTGGTGCGCCAGATGGGTGCCCGCGTCATCCAGACGCCGACCGGTGGCTTGCATATTCCGAAGGTGCGGACCGGGGCCGCGGCGTCGTATATCGGAGAATCGACGAACGCGCCGAAGAGCCAGCAGACGACTGGCACCGTCAATCTGACGTTCAAGAAGCTGGCGGTGGTCACGCCGATCAGCAACGACCTGCTGCGCTACTCGAACCCCTCGGCCGATCGCATGGTGCGAGACGACCTCGTGAACTCCATCAGAGTCAAAGAGGACGCCACGTTCATTCGGTCGCTTGGTGGCGACGCCACACCGAAGGGGCTGCGCGGATGGATTCCAGCCGGCAACAAGCAGGCGGCGAATGCGTCGGTCTCGCTGGCGAATACCACAGCCGACCTGCGCGATGTCTGGCTGAAGTTGCTGGACGCCGATACGCCGATGATCTCGCCTGGGTGGATCTGGAGTCCTCGCACCTATGCGTATCTCAACACGGTCCAGAACGCCGACGGGTTCTTCGCGTTTCGGGCTGAGGTGTCGGCTGGCACGTTCTGGGGGTATCCGTTCGCGTTCACCACGCAGGTGCCGACCAACCTTGACACGAGCGGGAGCGGGAACAACGACGAGTCCGAGGTGTATCTGGTGGACTTCTCCGAAGTCATCATCGGCGAGTCCATGGGGATGGTCGTGGATACGTCTGGCGATGCCGCGTATCACGATGGCAGTCAGGTGCAGTCGGCGTTCTCGCGCGACGAGACGGCGGTGCGCGCCCTCGCTGAGCACGACTTCGCGATGCGTCACGAGACGTCAGGCGCGATGCTGGAGCAAGTAACCTGGGGCGCGTAAGTCCTCGTTGACTGCGTTGAACTAAGGGAGAATCGACATGATCAGTAGGGACACCGCGAACCTTCGCACGGTGGCCGCGCATGACAACACGTCGTTTGATGCTTCGTGCGGAAGCCTCAACTCAGCGACGTCGACTCTGCACGGCGGCCGCATCATCGACCGCACCGGGCTGGGGCGTCAATACACCAGCGCGCTTGTGCACGTGCACGGCACTGGAGATATCGGGACGAGCACGGATTCCGATTCCAAGTTCATGGGCGTCGGGGCGTTTCTGTATCACAGCTCGACGACCTGCGCCGATGACTTCGATCGCTACAGCACGGACTATGAACAGTCGGTGCAGCCGTTGTTTGTCACCAGCAACACCACGTCGACGCTGGCGTCTGGCTATATGGCCACCTCGACGGATGTCGGCACATTTGGCGTCTTCAGCGCCACGGCGACCGGCGGGGCGTCTGGTGACTACTGGGCCAGCTACGAGATCACCGGCGCGCAGCGCTACCTTCGGGTCTTCCCGATCGTGCAAGCGTTTGCCTCGAGCTCTGGCGGGTCTGTGGTGCGGGTGCACTCTGACCTGGTCTTCGGGACAGCCGACGAGGCGCCTCCGACGACCACCAGCACGACACCGGCCTACAAGACGACCTAGTGATGCTGGTGAGTGTCGAGGTTCTTGCCGAGTCTGTGCGGTTGTCGCCGAGTGGGCCGTATTACTTCGCTGGCGACAAAACCGCGATCGAGAGCGAGTCAGACGCGCTGGCTGAGGCGCTAGAGCGAGGATGGGTACGGCGGGTCTTACGACCCGCCGACACCCAGACGGCAGCGCTGCAGCCGCCTGCTGACAAGATGATGCGGTCGAGTCGAATGCGACGCAAGACGGTCGCTCGCTAGCAGCACCTCCCGCGCGGAGGGTAGACCCAGGGGCGACAGGGGAATGCCCATAGGGAGAGTGTGTGCATGAGTTCAAACGTTACGGACGCCGAACCCACATCTACCGGCGTTGATTTCGATCATCCCAAGCGGTCAGGCGCGTCCGTCATCGACGCGGAAGCGGGACTTGTCGAGCGCAAGCGCGAGAAGCTCGCCATTGTCGGGTTTGCCTCGTCGAGTCGATCCGCCGCCCCATTCGACGATGACGCGTGGGAGATCATCGGGCTCAACCAGCTCTATCGGCACATCCCGCGTGCTGACTTCTGGGCTGACATCCATATCAACTGGGACTCCGAGAACGTTGAGGGGACCGATCATCGTGGGTGGATTCGTGAGTGCGGCATCCCCGTGATCATGATGGCGCATCACGAGGATCTGCCCACGTCGGTGCGATTCCCGATCGAGCGGTGCATCGACCTGGCGACGGATTACTTCACGAGCACCGTCGCGCTGTTGATTGCGTGGGGCGTGCATCAGGGGTATTCGACGATTGGGCTGTGGG